TTCGAGCCAGCGTGTCTGCTTATACAGCAAATCAGTTTGGAAAGCGAATGGAAAAGGCTGGCCAGGCTTTAAAAGAATTACTGGCTGCATAAAGAAAGAGAGGCTTTCGCCTCTCTTAACCTTCTAGGATTGATTCAAGCAGAGTTTGCCACTCTGCTTTTCTTTTTTCCCAATTCCAAAAATAATCAAAGTGTTGCTTTTGGAAATCAAGGTATGGGTCTGTATTACCCTGATTCTTATTAATCGTCTCAATAGCATAATTCAATCCCTGTGCAAATTGTACAGCATGATGATTCTTATTCTCGTTCCATTGATACATTATAGCAAAATTGGAACAGGTTTCAGGCAATGCAGCATAGTTAGGACATACAACTAGATTCTTTGCAGACATTGCTTCAATTACTGAAAGGCAACTTGTCTCTGGCCAGATACATGGATAAGCATAGATGTGACTCTTCTTAAGCGCTTCTCTGACTTCTTGATTAGAAACAGCACCGTGATATGTGATCTTAGGATTATCTCTGCAACGATCAAATAACAATTGATAAGGTTCATCTCTTTGTTCCCATCCATAAACACCAAATGAAGAATATACATCGAGATGAATGTTGTCATGGACCTTACACAACTCTTCAAACACAGGAACTAAGATTTCTAATCCACGATGTGGAGTAGTGTGGTAAATTAGATTGACAGTACCATCGAATTGTTTGGTTGTAATATCAATTGGCTCAATTGCATTCTTAATTACAGCAGACTCTGCATAGCTAACTCCACTGGCGAGATTATACAATTGCATTTGCCAATCAGATACACATACTATCTTATCAAATCGTTTACGTAACTCTACATTCTTTAAATGTTCTGACTCTGGATCATTAGGAAGATCATGAAGCCATAAGATCTTCTTCTTATCAGGGTTGATATCCCTGACACGAGAAGGAATAATTTGAAATTGATCTAGCAATTCTGAAGGAAGGGAACTATAGAGACGTTCCTGCATCAACTCGGTACCACCCCGAGAGTTTTTATTCAATTCATTCTTTTCCATAATATAAACTCTCAGTTAATGTCACTTAGTTATTTTGTCTCAAGAAATTTTGGCAATTTTATATTGACCTTATCATCTTGTATTTTAATCAAGAATCTTGCGAATAATGATAAAATACTCCATGAAGCAAATCCTAGCGCTACTGCTATTGCTACCATATTATCCATAGTACAGCTTATATTTAACCATTCACAAATAATAGGTGAACCAACAATTGCAGCAGTAGTGCTAAGACCAGATCTTATCGCTGCATCCCAAACATTTCTAGGAGTGTAAAAAGCCATAAAAGCAATACCCCCGATTAGACCACCTAGTCCAGTAATCAGTTTCATCATAAGTGGTGTAGTGATTGGATCAGACATTTGAAATAAACCCAGTAAAAATTGATACTGTCTTTATTTATTAATCTCAATTACTGAGTCTAATCGAAATGAACGCCAACCATTGTTTTCTACGTCCCAAACAGATAATATATCTTCATTAACTGTCTTTTCTCTATCTGTCTTCTTTTCATGAGGTACGATGATACCTTCTGCTAACGTACATTTCATAGTACGTTCTGTACCATCTTTTTTAGTAAATTTAACTTGCACTATGCCACCATGAAGCATGTTTACTAAATTTGATTTAGATATGGTCTGCATGTCCACCAGACGTCTCCTCAATATATTGCTGCAATTGATCAAAACCACCAATGTAATTACCATTTACCTGCACAATTGGAACCATCTTTACACCAGGAAAATTCTCAATAACATAATCAATACCAACATCTTCACCAACCAAATAGTAATTATATGGAATGCTTCTGTCGTCTAGAAGTTTCTTTGCACTAATGCAATAGCTACAATCGTGCTTACCGTAAATGTTAATCATTCGATGTCATCCTTATCCCTGTATCTTTATCTGGTCTCTTCCAAGGACCAAAAGCAGCAGAGTGTGTACCTTCAACACGAATAAAACGCTTGTTGGTTTCATTCTTATTAGGATTAGGAATGGTAACCATTACCTTCTTACCAGTAGCCCATACCTTAAGTTTGTTTAGAATCTTATCCAACTCTGAACGATCTCTATGTACAGCTTTGACTGTATCCTTAGATACACTATCTCTTTGACCCTTAGAAGTATATTTTGCTCTCTTCGCTTTACTAGCCATAATTATCTACCTTCTGAAACTTCACATACTCTTTTTTGTGTTACTGTCATACAACACAAACATTTAAAATATACTGTACTAAATTCTGGCTGAACGCCATTTGGTACAAAGTCAATTAATACCAAAGACCTATCGCCACTATCACAAGAGGGGCAATTGCCCAACACAACAGGAAGGCTGCTGCCCCTCTCAGTAGCAATAACAATATCTTTGTTATTTTGCATTCTTTTTTGTACCAGCCTTGATCTTGACCTTCTTAACTTCGGCCTTAACCTTGTCTTCGACTTTCTTTACAGCATCTTTGCCTTTAGCAACATCTGCTTTAACAACCTCAGCTACTTTGGCAGTATCTGCCTTGACAGTTTCTACTACCTTTGCCACATCTTCCTTAACAATAGCTTCGACCTTGGCAACTTCAACATTAACTGTATCCGCAACCTTCATTACTTCTGCTACTGCTTTCTTTTCATAAAACCCAAAAAATTCTTTAATTGCTTTCCACATTTTTTAACTCCTGTTCAAAACCATATTTACATATGAAATAACTGTCGATTATATCGGACGAAGGATTCCATTGCTTATCTGTCAATGATAACTTCTTTTTGATATAAAGTCCAGTACTTTCTTCAAATACATCCTGTAATAATTGTTTATTGGCATTGCCTTTGCCAGTTGCATATTTTTTAATCTGGGTTGGGGCAATGATATTATAGTCATAATTAAGACTCCAAAGATAATGTTTTAACAAGCCAGTGTTTTCTGCTATATTAAAAACCATTCCTGTAGAGCCCATGGAGTATCCCTCCATGTATATAATATCACCTTCATGTAATAGATCTATTACCCATCTAGCAATATTATAATATCGTTGTTCGTTGGAATCATAGTCCTTGTGAAGGTCACCATGCAAATTATCTACATCAACATCTAGCTTTTTATTGCTAGTAAGATAATAAAAGTTGCATTTTGAAAGGCCAAATTTTTCAGCATCACAAATACAAACACAAGGAGATGTTAAACTATAATCAATTCCAACTATTCTCATACGACTATTTATTCGTCTTCATAATCGTAATCATCATCACTGTTATCGTCTAGCTCTTCTTCTTCATCGTCGTCTTGATCATCATCTGCATATTCATCAAGTACTTCATCGAAGATATCATCTAGACCAATACTATCTTCAGCATCTGAAAAGGATTCTGAAGATTCTAGAATTTTTTTGTAGATTAATGCTCTTAAAGCATCATCTTTAATTTCTTCCATCAAAACTTCAATAATACTATCCCAATTCATTTTGCTTTTTCCTTTTCTGTTTTAGATCTTTTATAATAATTTTTCGTTGATCATTAGTATATTTAGACCACTCTTGAATTTGCAAGGTAGTTCTTCCACATACTTCACAGTATATATATTCAGGATCTAGCTTACAAATCTTTTTACATGGACTTAAAATAATTCACATCCTCCGCCCACACAAGCTGCAGAACCAATCGTGTCTACATCTATATATTTAATTTCTTTAAGCTCATCTTCCCACTTAATGTCATTAATTGTCTGTTGGATCTTTTCCCACTTATGAAGAAGGTAAACATCCTTGAAACAATATTCTGTCTTCTTAAGATCACCATTAAAATAGTTAGTGGCAAACTTCTTGAAACGACGAACCCAATCTTTCTTCATTGTATTCTGATGGTTATCGGCTGTGATATCTTCACCATAACCATTAGCAGTCATACAAGCCATCCAAAGATTATCAAATGCTTTTAATGCTTCTACAATAAGACCAGAAGCCATAATTGCACCTGCTCCATACTTCTCAATTAATTGAGCTGCATTTAATACCTCTGTATTTGGAGCTTGGTTATAATCTTTGTCTCCAGTCATAGGCAAGAAGGATATACCAGCAAAATAATTTTTGTTGTTGAATACATAATCTTCAATGCTATCCCAGTCATCAACAATGACAGTATTAGACACATTGTGACGAATCCCTGGATGAGCACATAAGTCAACGTTTGTGCCGGCATTTACCCAATGCTCCTGTGCTTTCTTAATAAGTTCAAGATGCTTAACACCAATTAATTCATCTTTAAAGATAGAACCTTCTTTAGCCACAACTGGGAACGATACAACATAATCCGTCTTTCCTGCAGACCAAGCAGACTCTTCGACCATGTTAGGATTGATTCTCTTAATTAACTTAGCTACTTCTGTATCTTTGTTCAACTGAATGTTACGAATATACATCGGAGCATGATCAGCATGAATACCAGAAGCTGTCATTAGAAGGACAGATGCGTTACCTGATGGCTTAACACAAGTAGTACGAGCAGCTGGATTAATCCCAAGAAGAGCAGCAACCTCTTTATTAGTTTCTCCGACAATTTGTGCACCCTTCTCAAG